ATCATCAGTTACAACCATGTCATTTTCCCAAAATATCTTATTAGTGCCACCGCCTTTTGCTCCGCTTATATTCGAAGCTTTAGTGGCCCAGTGCAAAGACGAATAATCCGAGACTCCGTTGCCGCCTGCTGCTATCGAAATTAATACATCAACTGGCGCATTTGCCCATTCTTCTGCATAGTCTGCTTCTAATTCACCCGGTTCGCTCCATGTGCCTGTTCCGTAATACTCAAATTTATTAGTTGTTACGTTAAATCGCAGCATGCCGTCTTCTGGTTTTATCGGACGTTGGTCTGTTCTACCCTTAGGAACAGTGACGCTGCCTTTGCTATCGAGGATTACCTGATCAAGAATTTCACTGTAGCGCAATCCGCCGCCTGCGATGTTTCTGCTGTCAGTTTGCTGTTTTATAAAATCCATTAGACTTCGATCCAACTAATAGTCATTGATAACAAGCCCGCCGGCGATGTTGCCGAACTTACGATTATACTGTCGCCTGCATCGAGTACAATTCGCTCGGTATCAAACGTAAATGTTTCGCTTGCTTGCATACTTAACTCGTTAATTACTTTGTTAGTGTCACTAACGGCAGTACCGTCTTTGACAATATGCATGTCAAAGGTAGTTATTCCGCCATCTGTTTCGGATTCTGCCGCTGGCGCAATGTTACAAACTAAAATCGTAGTAACTGCATAAGATTTTCCTGCCGGAACTTCTCCGTCTCCGGGTAATAACGCTGTATTGGTTCCATCAGCAAGATTTACATTGTTAATTGCCATTTTTTTATTCCTTAAAATATCATTGCGTATAATAGCGCTCTTGACTGAGACACTAGTTCGCCTGTGTTAGTAGTAGCTAGTGTGCTGTCGCCGGCGTCGTACGAATTTACGTAGTATATACCAGTATCGCCGGTTGACTGCGCGGCCGTGTAAATTATGACACCGTTAGCAGGCGCGGCTGGTACAAGTGTTGCATCGTCGGTGTGCGGAACTGCGCTTATCCATAAATGATCATCAATGCGAACACTTCCTGTACCAGGCGACGATAATATCAAATCACTAGTACCATCGGACGTTGCAATAGCTGTATCTGTTATAGTAATTCCCGTTAGTATGGTCTGCGTTGCAGTAAAGTCAGCGACCTCGACGTCGTCTAGCGTAATAAGTACGTGACTGGATGCGTCGCCTTCTTCTGTATCAAACGTAGTTACTGCTGTTTCTGATGTTGTACCGCTGCGAATTTTTCGCTGAAGTGTGTTTGCGGCTCTGCTAACAATTTCATCAACTACCCACTTTACGTTTGGTATATCATCGTCATCATTTACATTACTTTCGTAATTAGTTGTACCAATTACACTAATAACTCCAGCACCGCTGTTAATTAAATGCAAGTCGCCGCTGTTTGTGTTTATGCTGTTAGTTTGAATTCCGACAATTCCCGAGGCATCATTTGTAAATGTCCATGCTCCTGAAATAGTCGAAGCAGACACCGGATCGCTCCAGCTAACGTTTTCGTCAATGACTAATCTCGCACCAGTTAAGGAACCGCGGTCGACTCTCAACCCAGCAGTAACAACGCCGTTTCCTAAATTAACACCGCTGCCACCCTGACCGTTATTAACAGTAATAATGTTATCGGTTATGTCCAAAGTAGCTGAGTTAACAGTTGTAGTAATGCCACTAACCAATAAGTTACCGGTAATAGTTACAACACCTTGTGCGTCGCCGGTGTTCAAGACGATGTCGCCACCGTCTTGAACTTTTATTGTGTAGTCCCCGTCTACACTGAGAAACTTAGACATTACTTCTCCTTAGCCCGATTATATTGCTGTTAACGCAATTTGTGTTTCTGTTGAGTCATCTTCTATTTCCCAAGTGTAACGATTCTCATTAAAGTCAATTGCGGTGCGATTAAAAATTTTCTTAATAGTAACTCGTCCTACTCCGCCAACTACTGATCCTTGAATGACCATTTCGCCTACGCCTATTGCTCCGACTGCTTTGTCAACTAGTCGGCAATCGAGCACAGTGGTGCCATCGCTTACTTTAAATTTGCTTGTGCCTTTTTGTGCTACTATAAATGCAGTTGTAGCAACTCCGTTTCCTGTGTCTGCTTCTACTGGAAGCTGTGTACCAGCAGTTTGATCACCGAAATATCTTTTGTTTACGGGACGTCCCATAGTGTTTCTCCTTGACGTTCTAAGTCATACGGTATTAACCGTAAGTCCAACGTTATTGTTGGTTCCTTTACATGACATAGTATTTATCTTTTTAAAGATGTAGGCTACATAGTATAGACATAATAATAGGGCCCGTAGGCCCTATTTTGTCTTTATCCAGCGAACTTTTCCACAATCCCATATCCTGTCCCACTTGAGACTTCGTATCAACTCTAGCTCGGTTTTATTTCCGACATCAACTCTAAACCTAGCAGCAATCCTGGCCTTGCGCCATTTAAACTTGTGTTCTCGCACATGGTAGTTGGTAACCGCGTAGTCAGGAGCCAGGTGTTTGTCTAGTGCAAAACCGTTCTTTTGATAAACGTTGCCTATGCTCCATCTGTTGTCACTAAAACTATATATCTCGTGGTATTTGTAATTTCTCTCAAAGTGAGTCAGCATCTTCGAGAACAGTCCATTTCTCATTTTCTGGTCGCTGGCAAATCTGTTTAGTTCCCATGAACCTGTGTTTCTTTGTATGAATGACATAACTCCCACCAGCTGATCTTTTTCGAATGCTCCGAGATAAACTGAACTATTCACTGCACCCTGTAGATGATAACGGTCTAAAAAAGCTCGAGCAGTGATGTGATCCACACTGCACACTGACAGCTTTCGGCCTGCCGCTCCGCGTTGACCTAGCCCCATGGATATCATTAGCTTGTTTTTGATAATCTCTTTAGAAGCGTTCCACTCGTCTTCGAATATAGTAAATAGCTGAATACTCTGCGCTGCACAGTTAACGAACTTATTGTAATGATATTTGCTGTCTATTTTTAATTGCTGGCCATAAAAACTGTTTTCACTGTGAGTATACAGGCCATTAAATTCAATTGCTATTGTGTCATTAATTAAGAAGTCTACTGTTTTAGAACATAGTTTATAGTTTCTAATATAGCTAACACCCTGCTGACTTAGCCAGTGTGCAATTTCTTCTTCGTATTGACTCCTAACACTGCGAGAATAAAAGTCAAATTCATATCGGTCGTGTCTATTCCAAATAATATTTTCACTTACTCCTAGTATCTCTGTTAACTGTTTGAGGCTGTGACGGTCACACAACTTAGATAACTGTTCGCGGTCTTCTAGGATCTTATATGAGTCAGCTGGGATATGTAGTTGTGCAGGGTTGTCCACATTGTGATTCTTTAACAGAGTATTTTTTGCTCTAGCTACTACTTCGGCGCTTTGCATAGGATGTTGAACATTATATCTTTCTTCAATGCTTTGCTTTATCTTTGCTTGATTAACTACAAACGGGTTTTGATTGTTATGCTGGGCTAGGTAGGCCTGTCTGGCAGCCTTCATAAAGTCCTTGCCATATCTAGTTCTACTAGTAGTGTGTGCTTTATCTATTACGGCTGGACTTTGAAACGGGTACTCTACACCTAACTTGTCTAAGTTTATTTGTTTAATGCGCTGTTGTACATCAGCATTGGCTAGTGGGCTTGTTGCTCCGTATCTTTCTAGATTGGTCTTTTCTTGTTTGGCTTTTATTTCAGGCACATGCATAGCATTGTCTACGCCATAACGTTGCTGCATGGTTGCTTTAACACGCTGTCCTGTCTGAGATTTTTCTTGAGCACTCAAAGTATTATGATAGTCGGTTAGCACAGTACTTTGATGTGTTTGACTACACTCACAACTGCTTTTTGGACCACAAAATTCTCGGTAACCTTTATTGTATGACGAAAAACTTGGATGTTTGCCACAGGGTTTACTCTTGGGTAACGAGACTAAAACAATATATAATTGTTCATTCACATTCTTAGTAGGATACTCTGCTGTCTGTACACTTAACCATTCTAGTATACCTGGGTAATTTTTTAATAAACGAGCATAGCTCTTAGTTGAGTACCCGTCAATTATCAAACGTATCTTATCTATCATTAACTCCTCCGAGATCTTTATTTATTATTATACACGATAAGGATGAAAGATGCAACCAGCAATGGTGATAATAGGCCCCGAAAGGCCTATTAAGATTTTCACTTAAGTCTTAAGACTTAGCTGAATCGTACGTTTGCACTTGTAATAGCAACCTGACCTAGATAATCAGCTGCGTTACCTAATGAAGAAGCTGTGTTATCAAGTTCCACATACCCATATCGAGTCATAAATGACACAACTGGTTCAAATGTATCTGGATCCATTACAACACCACTGCTCATTAATGGAATGTACGGGCAATAAAACGCTGCTGCGTCAGTTTCGTTTGGACCTTTATAACCAATTAGTACCGAAGTACCGTCCGGTGCATAAGTGTCAACAAAAACGCGCATTGCGCCGTTTAGCGTACCAGCAAACTTAGTGTTTGTTGGAGCTTCGAAGCTACCGTCAGTTGTACGTGCAAATGCCGAAGTAGTTGCAGATTGTAGGATAGTAAGGGCGAATGGTGATACCACTAACCAGTTACCAGCACCACGACGTGTACGCTGAGCGATTAAGTTAGATACTTTGTTGATCTGAACAGCAAGTGCTGCGTGCTCGTCACCAACAAATGTAGCTGTACCAGATACTGCTGCTTGGTCATAAGTCTGACTAGCTGTGCCTGCTAAACTACGTAGTGAACTTAGTACTTCTTGGTCGATTTCAGCAGTAATTTCCTGCGCTAACGCAGCCATAATTTCTGCTTCAACATCAATACCGTGCTGTGATTGTGCATCTTGTGCAGCTTCAAAAGTCCAACGTGCTGATAGCTTACGTGATTTAGCTTCAACTGTTTGCTTTAAAATCTGAATAGACATACGATTACCAGCTAGACCTTCAAGCGCTGCTGTAGCGTTTGCTGTCTTGGAATTGTCTGATTTGTTTGCTGAGTATCCTTCAGCAATTTTGAATGGGCTTAAAGCTTCTTCACCGGCTGATGCACCAGACGTACCAGCTAAGTTATCCGCATAACGAACACGCAAAGTATGGATCTGTGCTACTGGGCCAGTCATTGGCTGTACACCTACCAATTCGTTAGCAATAACGGTTGGCATTACACGTCGGATTACTGGTAATATGACGCGGTTTAATGTTGCTACGTTACCTGCAGAAGTTGCACCTGCGGTAGCTGTTTCTGACAAATACTTGCGCGTATTCTCTAACGCTGTTGCCATAACTGCTCGGCGAGTACCGGTAAGTCCTTCACAAAGGGCTCCCTTAGTTTCCTGCCAACGTCCTTCTAATAATTCTGACATAATCTTATCTCCTTAGTTGATTCCGGCTAGTTTACGTAAATCGATTACGTTATCTTTGCCTGCATAGTGGTCAGTGGAAACTTTTGGTTTCCGGTTGCCTGTGATTTCTTTCTGTGCCTGTGATTCGTTAATTGCCTGTCGCTTTGCCGGAGCATCTTGTTTGTTACTACTGTTACTATTAATAACAGCTGGTAGATACTTATCAAATGCAGAGCTAAGCTTTGCTGTTTGAACTGATTCCAGTAAGTCTATCATGATCTCTTTTTGCACACCGCTAAGTGGCGATATTAGTTCACTGAGTTTCTCTTTTCTGCTGCTTGATTCAATCAACATCTTGTTTTTAGTGTTAGCTGATTCAGCAAGCTTTCGAGCTTTCGACGCTTCTGCACGCGCTTCAAGGACCTTTGATTTAGCAACATCAACAAGTTTCATCAACTTCGCAGTTTCTGATTTCTCGCTTAAGTAACTATGGCCATATTCGCTAGCAAATGCTTCGAAGATTTTACGACCGAAGTCGTTACGTCGTGCAAATGTGATATCTTCTTTCAGTTGACTAATTTCTTTTTTCAAAGCTTTGTCAACAGTTTCAGCTACCATTGTAGCACTGCGCTGTACAAAAGTTTTCTTAACTTTTGCAAAGTGAGTCTTAGCTTCGCTTATTAAGCGAACCTTAGTCTCAGCTAAGTCTTTCTTGTCTTCATAAAAATCTGCGATTTCAGTAGACAGTGATTCTACAACAAATTCTTCTAGCTTGCCGAAGTTCTTAGCAATACGTGTCTGATCTGCGTGCAGGTCGTCTACTTCTTTTGCTAATTGCTCCATTACAAACTTCTTAAGAAGTCCAGCATTCTCTTTCATTGCAACATGATAGCGAGCTTTTGATTCCGCAAGCTGCTTCTTATCTTCATGAAACTCATTAATTTCTGTAGCTAATCGCTCAGTAACCATTGAATCAATTGCTTCGACCATAACGCCTTTGTCATGCTCGTACTTCTTTGCAAATTCTTCACGCAGTTCTGACGTAGCATGCTGTCGGTTCTCACGAACTTTAGTATTCCACGCCTCTTCAATCGAAGTACGTACTTCTGAAGAAACTACATTATTTTCAAATAGTGTTTTTAGTGCATCCAACATAATGTTCTCCCAATTATTGGAGTCCTCTAATCACATTGATTAGAGATTCTTTTAAATATTTTTGTGCCTTTGGGTCTTCCTTGGCTGCTTGTGCGAGTTGGAAGGCGCCAAGCCCTCCTTTGGTGTTCATCAAATGCTCGTATATTGGTGTTGGGTACGCACCAGGAGCACTTGGTTGTGCTACAATATCAACTGTGATAATTTCAAAGTCTGAGACATTGCCGCTACCGTCCTCGCTAACATTACCACTACCCCTTGATGAAACGCCTAGCTTGACGCCGCTTTCTAGCATTGTTGTAACTAGTTGTCCCATTGGAGTAGGTAGTATCTTCATTTTACCGTAACCGTTTGCGTCTTCCATCCACATCTGAGTAATCATATGCGAAACGCGGTCAAGGTTAATGTTAAGGCCTTCCGGGTGATCAACTTCTCCGAGAACTGAATATCCTCCAGTCACTTGATCGTTGAGAGTTTTGACAGCCCTACCAATTTCATTTACAGGATAAACACGTTGGTTTGCATTACGCACCCCACCTTGAATACAAATCCCTTTCAGGAAAAGATCCTTGCCTCCTCTGTTATTTTCGGCAGATTCAACAACCATACCTGCTTGGTCGAATGTTAAAGTCTCTCGTAGATAGTCAGACACCTATATTACCTCTTTACCTTGTCGCCGCCAATAATTTGCTTTTTATTAGCTGCTTTGTCTGCGGTATATTGTCCTGATTGTGCATCAAGTCCACCGCCTTTTGAATTAGTCCACATCTTAGAACCTTTAGTCCCACCTTTTTTATTGATGTTCTTGGTGTTCATATCTTTGTCGCTTTGGTCACTTAAAGCACTTCCTTTAAGCGCGCCTTTATTTGCTTCGACACTGTTACCAACGTCTGTGCGTGCGATGTTAGATGATGTACCACCCATGTCTTCACCAGGGCCTACTGGGCTTTTAGTGTTTGTTCCTGAGTCTTCGCCTTTTAACAAGCCGTTTGCATCAAGACCGCCACCATTAACCTTTTCTACGTATTCACGCATTTGCTCTGCTTGTGACTTAGTTCCTTCGTATCGTGGGCCTGATCCAAAGTCATTAGAAGCTTCTTCTTTGCTTCCGTCTTCGTCGTCGTCTCCGCCGAATGGATTTTCATCTTCTTCGCCGTCGTCGTCTTCTTCGTCGTCCATGTCGCCTTCTTCGTCGTCCATGTCATCCATGTCATCTTCGTCGTCGTCCATGCCGCCTTCGTCGCTAAGCATTTTTTCAAACTCGGCTTTTAAGTCGTCTAGTGCGTCTTCGAGATCACTAATTCGTTCGTCTGCAGGACCTTCTTCTTCATCATCCATGTCGCCGAATGGACTTTCGTCTTCGTCGTCATCGCTGTCCATGCCTACATCACCTAACATATCGTCTGCTGGGTCTCCGCCCATCTCTGCCGATGGATCAGCTTCGATTTCAAACTCGTCAAGATTAAAGTCTTCTTCAACTTCGTCGTCGTCAGTGCTTTCACTAACTTCTTCATCGTCTGCTTCATCAACATCATCTTCGTCAGCTTCGTCCATATCTTCGTCATCGTCGCATGAAGCTTCGTCAACTTCGTCGTCGTCTGATTCGTCCATGTCATCGTCTGATTCTAAGATGTCGGAATAAATTTTGCGTGATGAGTTTACAATAAACTCATGAAAAAGTTCGTCAGCTGATTGTCGATCTTCGTTAATCAGTAGCTCTAAAACTTTTTCTAATTTGCTTTGTGCCATTGTTGTAATCTCCTTGTAAATATAATTCCTTACTAAGTAAGGCTGTCAAGTAATATTTATAGGTAATAACAAAATGGGCGGGGAAACGGCTCCAAAACGGACCGTTTTGGAGACGACTTACTGATCAAAGATGTTAGTAAACTCTTTAACAGTAATTTGTTGCAGATTTTTAAAAGATGCTAGTTCTTTTGGAAGGTATGCACCTTCGTCTAGTACTACTCTTATATATCTCTTATCGGGATTTTTCTGTATAACGATAGCAGTTTGGCGCAACCAGTTGCCGTGGAAAGTTGCACGATCATTTGATTTCTTATAGTTAGGAGTATCAGCAAATACATTATTTAACTTACTGTTAATACCAGTATAGTCAAATCCTAAAATATAGATAGTGTTGTTATTGTGCTCCGAAGCAAGATGTAACGCAGTTGGCCCGGAACTCCAGCCCTTGCCCGGATCGAAGTAGTTTAATCCTTCTATCGCAGCGTATGCTTTATTGGGGTTTGTCCATACCTGATTTGTTTTTTGCCATCCTACTTTTGCTATTTCGAGAATCATCTTAGCATCAACTGCTATCAAGTAGTCTGGAACAAAGTCTCGGTACACTGCGTTGCACGCATACACGTTACCGGCACGCTTCAGTGCATCAAGCGAAATCGGCTTGCGACTAATGCCGTTGCCAACTACGAAGGCTATTCCTGAGAGTTCTGGTTCTTTTAGAGGGTAAGTGCTAGGTTCTGGAGTAGCGTCTGCTAGAACAGCAAGACGCTTATTTTCTTTCTGTATACGCTTTTCGTTACGTATGCGGTGCCATTCTGCTTTAGTAAATTGTCGCTTATCGATCTTGCCCATTCATTTATACAGGAGCAGCGTCTAGATTGGCACCAATGCCGTACATCTGCCTAACAAAAATTAATTCCTTATCAGACTCTTCTTGGTGCAATTCCGCTGCTTTCCTTGCTTTGTTGATATCTCTTAATGTCAATCTCGACTTACGGGTGTCGCTATAATTTATAGGAGAGTCATCCGAAGAAGGGTCGTAAGACTTATCTTCTTGCGGTTCAAAAGTATTTCTATCGTGGTAAAAAAGTTCGCGTAATATCATATACTTGTATTTATATCGTTTGGTTCGTTGAGCCGGCTTGACTACCGCCACCGCCCGGTGTAGGTGCTGTTGCCGATTCTGGTCCAGGCATGTCGCCGCCGTCTAGTGGTTCGTCAGTAGCAAGTTCTGGATCCTCTAAGCCTCCTATGTCTGCATCTAAGCCAGCTCCACTAATACCAGCTGATCGCATCTCGCCGTCGCTGTCACCTGCTTCTGGTTCGAGATTTTCGTCGTTTTCTTCTTTCCATAACAGTTCGTTTTCTGCAATTTCCTCTTCTGACATTCCTAAGAAGCGCTTCATTGCAAATCTGTTTGAGATGTAAGGTATTGCTGACATCTGGCCAAACGTTGGCACACGAGCATTGTCTAGTTCACTTTGTCTATACGCTGCAAAGTTTTGCGGTGGAGCAAATGTAAGATCAAACAAAGCTGTGTCGACATTCATTCCTTTTTCGATCAAGTATCGCTTAAAGTCTTGATTAAATTCATCTACAAGCAGATTCTGCAGGCGTTCACAGTATGTGTTAAAGCGTAGCTCTTGGATGTATGCTGTACCTACGCGACCGTCGTTATACTGAGACGATGAATCGTCAGCGCCGGTCGGCAAGTAAGAAGATGGAATACGTAATGCACGTACCATCTTATTTGTAAAATACCGAAGATCGTCGATCTCACCCAAGTTTGTTCCACCTGGGAGAGTGTCAACCTTAGATCCACGACCTTCGGCAGTTTGTGGGAAGAAGTAATCTTCATTAATTGAATTTTTAACAAAGATACCGCTTTCAATAGCAAACGTATGATAGTTGTGCCATTTTTCAGTGCCGTCTATAGTAATAGTTCCTGTATCTCGATTAGACACTACTTCTATTTTTACTACTTTGTGGTTAAACTGATCAATCTCTTTTACAAACTTTTTCCAGTTAGTGTATCCGTTTTTCTTAAGAAGTCGATTTAGTTTACTATAACCAAATCGCGTAAAGTCAATCTTACACTGAGCGTTCCTATAATCAAGAGCAACTGAATTTTCTTTCTTTAATAGATCCAGTAACTCTTTGTTATTGTCGCAAAGATTAATTACAGTATTCTTGTTTGTTGACTGAGTTTTAACTATGTCCACTACTATCTGTAACATTTCAAATGTCAAATGCAACGGTTGGTTTTTTATTTTAACTCTAGATTCCAAGTTTTTTAACACTTGGTGCATCGCAGCTGGATTATTATTAAGGTAGTTTCTTTTAGAGTTGCCTGCGTTCTTTTTATAACTGATCATAGTCGCAGGATCATTTTGTCTCATCCACACCGATCTCTGTTGTGCTGACCTAATATTGTAAAGAGCTGATTGTCTTTCTAAAATAGTCATATTCTTCCAATGTGTTTTTAACGTATTAGAAATTTTTCCCGTAACTAACTGAAATTCTTCTTCTGATAAATTAGACCAGTAATCTGATTTATTTGCAGCATGGTACTGTATGTGATCAGCTTTATTCATGTATTGAAGATTACGTGGATCGTTATTAAAGCGATTATAATCTCGGTGATGTATTACTGCTTTAGGCTTTCCTGCATTTTGTTCAAGGTATGTAAATTCCTGATGTTTGCTCAAGTTTCTAAAAAACTCGCCTACAACTCGATGAGTCCACTGCCAGTCCTTCTTGCTATGATCCCAAACTTGCTCATAGTCATTGGATTTAGACGATATCTTTTTGTTTCTTTTATTAAAAGATATTAAGCTATCAGTTTCAACGATGTCTTTGGCCTCTACCATACCTTTTC